GAACAAGCGCTGAGCGACGCCGGCTTGGCCGGAAAGTACGCGCCTGGGCTTGAAACAGACGTGTCCCGTTTCCAAGGCGCTGCGACTGGCAAAGTTGAAGATGTTCGAATGTTAGAGCGCGCAAAAGCTACTGCCACAGCACGCGCAGGCGAAGAGGCTGCGCAGCCGCAAGTTCTTATGGGCCAGCGCCCTGACCGCAGCGAGCGGCTGCTACAAATGGCCGACAACGCAGAAAATTACGCGGCAAAATCTGCTGACGAATCGCTGTTGTTTGGTGACGCGGCGCGCTTTGCTAAGTACCAACTGGACAGCCTAGAGGCCGAAGGTCTTAAGCCGCTGCGCCCTGCTGACTTCATTGGCAAGGTCAAAGAACTAGGCAAGATTGACGAGATGGCCGGTAACGATCAGTTTGAGGCCGCGCTTGGGAAAGTCATCCGCGACATTGATAAATGGACAAAGGCCGGCGGAATCATTTCCCCCGACGCGCTGTATGCGCTGCGCAAGAATTCTGTCAACAGCGCAATTGAGACATTGTTCAAAGACCCAGAGTCCCCTGCAGCCCGTCAAGTAGCGGCGGGTGTTCTGTCTAGAATTAAACCCATCATCGACGACGCCATTGAAGCGGCTGGCGGTAAAGGTTGGCGCAGCTATTTGGACGCTTTTGAGTCTGGCATGACCGAAGTCAACCAACAGAAGATGGCGGCCAAGGCGCTCGACTTGTTTAAGCGTTCGCCAGATGAGTACGTGCGCTTGGTGCGCGGCGACAGCCCGAAAGAGATTGAGAAGGTGTTCGGCGTTGGCAACTACGACATCGTCAAAGAGATGGGCGCTAAGTATCCGACGCTCAACAAACTGGCGGAAGGTATCGAACGGCGCGGCGCGATTGAGACAGCAATTGGCGAAGGTCGAGTGCCTATAGAAGACATCTTGCAACGCAACAAGGGCATGTTCAAGTTGCCGGCATTCTTTGACCCGACCGTAACGGCAGGCAATCGTGTTCTGTCGATCTTGGGGGCAAAGGCTGACGTCAAGACAATGGACGTCATCATCAAGGCGCTGCGCAGCAACGAAGACTTGCTTAAGGCGCTTGAAAAGGTTCCTGCAGTACAACGCAACAAAGTGTTGAAGGCACTTTCAGACGATCGCTCGTGGATGCCGACTGGTTCGGCAGTGACATCGGGGGCGGCGATTTCCGGAGCAGAATAATGGCATCAGCAAACGAAGTGGAGGCTCGCTTGTCAACGCATGAAGCGGTATGCGCGGAACGATGGAAAGAGACGATCCTGCGCATCAAGCGTATCGAGCACATCCTGATCGGTAGCGCGGGCGCTATCATTCTAATGTTGCTGGGCCTCGTGACAAAGATCCACTGACATGGTGTTGGAGATCGCCGCTACGCTCGCGGCCGCAGAAGCGGCCGTGGCGGGCATTAAGCGGGCGATCCAAGTCGGCCGCGACGCCAAGGACTGCTTGGGTGAGTTCATGGCGCTCTTCGACGCGCAAGACGCCGTACAGAAGGCGTCCACCCAAGAACGATCCAAGCTCAAGCCAGAAGAACAAAAGTCCGCGATGAGCGAGGCGCTGGAGAGCGTCATCGCCGCGAAGAAGATCCGCGACATGACCCATGAGCTGCAGCAGTTCTTGGTCTGGTCCGGCCAGTCGGACGTCTGGGAAGAGATCCAGCGCGAGCGGAACGCCATCATCCAACGCCGCAAGGCAGCAGAGCTTGCCGAGCAACGACGCAAAGAGGAAGCCTTGCGGAAGAAGAAAGAAGCGGCACTGATCGCCGTGGTCGTTGGCACCGGCGGCATCATCCTGTTCCATCTGGTCAGCTACATCATCGACGCATGGCCTCGCCGGTGAAATATTTCGTAATGTTCATGCTGGCGATCGTCTTCATGATGATCACGCTTTCGGAGGTCGCACACTGATGGCTCCGATCATTGCAGGTATCGTATCTACCCTCATCCAGAACAATCTACCCAAAGTCGCGCAGGCGGTCGTGGACAAGGGGCTCGACTACGTGCAGGAGAAGACCGGCGTAGAACTCAAGCCTGATATGTCAGAGGCGGACATCAAGTCCCTGCGCGAGCGCGCGATGCAGCATGAGGAATTCATGGTCGCGCAAGCGAACGCCAACACCGCCAACGCGCGAGAGATGCAGATCGCCGCGCTTAATCAGACCGATATGTTCGCTAGACGATTTGTTATGTACCTAGCCACGTTTTGGTCTGTAACCTCCTGTGCTTACATTGCTGCGGTTACTTTCACAGAGATTCCTCCGAACAACTTAAGGTTTGTGGATACCCTTTTGGGGGTGTGTATCGGGACGGTAATTACGACCATCCTGAACTTCTTCTTTGGAAGCAGTGCGGGCAGCAAGGCCAAACAAGAGACGCTAGAAGGTAAGAAATGAAAGAGAACTGGAGCGCCGCGCTGGCGGCTGTGCTGCACCACGAGGGCGGTTTCGTCAACCATCCGTCCGATCCTGGCGGCATGACCAACTTGGGCTGCACCAAGGCGACATGGGAGAAGTGGTGCGGCCATCCAGTCGACGAGCAGGACATGCGCGCGCTTACGCCCGAGGACGTGTCGCCGCTCTACAAGGACAAGTATTGGGATAAGGTCAAGGGCGATGAGCTGCCGGCGGGCGTAGACTATGTGGTCTTCGACACCGCCATCAACTCAGGCCCAGGCCGCGCGGCGAAGCTCTTGCAAGAAGTGATCGGCGTGACGCCGGACGGCGCGATCGGCCCCATGACGCTTAAGGCCGTCGCTGCCATGCCGGCGGCGGACGTCATCAACAAGTTCCAAGACAATCGTCTTCTCTACCTGCAGACGCTTCCCACTTGGCCCACGTTCGGTCGGGGCTGGGCGCGTCGCGTAGAGGAAGGTCGCGCTGCGGCGCTACGGATGTCTCAATGAGCTTGTTGATATACCACTGAGCCTTCCGTAGATCCTCGACGCCGTTCTTCTGCTTCCAGCGCCACAGGTACTTGATGGCGTTGGCTGTGCAGATGGCCTCCAAACCTTGGAGGTCACCGCACGCTGACGCCAGCGCGTCGATGCACTCGACGCTGCCGCGTGTGTAGTGCGGCGGGTGGTTCACCATGTCTACCATTGCGGCTCTCCCAACTCAGTCGTCATATCCTCGTACGTGGGGGTAGGAAGTGCAGACGCGGGGATAAGCTGGCTTGGGAACGGCCACGGTACGGCGGACGTAGCGCCACTTTCTGCATCGGGTTTTGGGGTCGTATTCCCAGTCTGCTTTGCCTTCATCGTTGAGTCTCCTAAGTGCGTAGTACACGTTGGCCGTGCGGGTAAGAAAGTGATGCGAGATCTGCTCGACTGTCACCGGGCGCTTGCGCTTGCGCAAAAACTCTTCAATCTTTTCGTAGTGCGTCGCCACTTTGCAGCCCCAGTTGATGTCGTAACAGGCGCGCCTCGACTGTAGCAGCCGAGCACAACTCGCGCGCGCGCCCCGTGTCGTTTTCCATGATGGCGCGCCAGATGTCGTCCACCATGCGCTTCAAGTTCAAGTAGCCTTCGCTGTAATCAACCACGTCCCATCTCCGATAAACAAGTTGGTTCTTTGGCCTTGGCCCACTTGGCCTGGTACTCAGGCAGCTCCGACGGCGGCACCCAGCCGTGACGCCGCCATGTCTGCGTGACGTCTGTCGCCACGCCGAGAACATACATCACGTCGTCGCCCGCTTCAAAAGATCCAGGCGCTCGCGGGTAGTGCGTAATGCTGCTGCCCGCATGTGCATACGCTCGATCAGCGTCACGCGCCGTTTGCCCGCCAGTTCTGCTTCGATCAGATCCCATAGCTCTTGCTCCGTCAGTTGATTAAGCTTTCGCTGTAGCTCGCGCCAATTCACATCGTTTCTCCAGTTTTGCCACCTCTGCCAACACCCGGTTCAGCGCGCGCTGAGCGGCGTTGAACTCCCGTTGCCGTATGCGCGCCTCGGCCCGAGCGGCCTTTAACTTCTCATTCCAGCGGTTCATTTGAGCGCCTCCAATGCCATGTCAGATACCTCTCGTTTTTCATGCAAACCTTTCCAGACCGTCTCGTCGACGGTTCCTTGTGTGAGCAGCACGTAGTTCAGCACGTCGTGGCGCTGCCCGCCCCGGTGCAAGCGCCCGACCGCCTGCTCGTACAGTTCCAGCGACCACGGCAGCGACAGCCACACCATGCGCGACTGGCCTTGCAGGTTCAGCCCGTGGCCGGCCGACTGCGGATGGACCGCCAGCATCTCGATCTGACCGGCGTTCCACCGCGCGATCGAGTCGTCGTTCACCAGCGTCTGCAGGCGTGGGAAGCGTGACTGCAGCGCGGCCAGTTCGGCCTTGAACTGATACCAGACGAGCATCGGCGCGCGTTGGTTCTCGGCGTGCAGATCCGCGACCGCATCGAGCTTGTGGTCCGACATCCAGATCGTTTGTCCGGCCGTGTCGTAGACAAACCCCGCGCTCATCTGTTGGAGTTTGGACGTCACCGCAGCCGCGTTGGCGGCGATGACCTCGGCGTTGGGGTAGATGAGCGCCATCTCGCGCTTGAGCGTCTTGTAGGGCTCCATAGGCATCTGGAGCTTGATCGGTAACGTGTGCAGCGGCGGCAGGGTGTCGCGGTACTCGTGCGACTCCAAGACGTACGTCCACGGGCGGATGCGTTGCATGACCGCGTTGAGCGCGCCCGGGAGCGGCACGTAATCGCTGTACTCGCGGTTGACGCAGTGGAAGTATTGCTGCAGGAACGCGCCCTTGCTGCGGCCGAGCATCTGTTGGTCGACGATCTTGCATTGACCGAACACGTCTTCAAGGCCGTTGGACGTGAAGCTGCCCGTCAACCCCCAGCGGATCTGCATGGGCTCGATGACCTTGTGCAGCGCCTTGAACCGTTTGCCTGATGGGTTCTTGAGCCGCGTCAGCTCGTCGAACACGACCGCATCGAAGTCAAGCTTCTGCTCAGACAGCCACTGCAAGTTGTCGTAGTTGGTCACGACCACTGGCGCGCCTGAGGCCAGCGCTCGCGCCCGTTGCGCCGGTGAGCCGACAGCGACTGCGACCTCAAGACCTAGTGCCCAGAGTTTAGCCTCGGTCGGCCAGACCGACTGCGCGACGCGGAGCGGCGCGAGCACAAGGAAGCGCCGAGCGTGCCGCTCGTCCAGCATCGCTTTCATGGCCGTGAGCGCGGTCGCGGTCTTGCCTGCGCCGACCCACGCCAAGATCATCGCGCGGTCGTTGGCAAACAAGAAGTCTGCGGCCTCATCTTGGTAGGGTCTGAGCTTCATTTGTACAACGGCATCCAGTTGGGCGCTGCCTCAAACCGCACGCGCCCGCTTACAGGGTGATACCAAAGCACGGGCTTCTGCTCGATAGCAGCGCGGAGGGCAGCGATGGCTTCCTCGTGCGCTCGTTCATCCGCTCGGCGTTGCAGCCCAAACCCGTTCCCATACGGGGTATCGACAGAACTTTTATTCAGCGCTTCCAGCGCCTGTCGCATCACTTCAATGCTCATAGCTCCACCCCAAACCGTTCGATGATGTCGTCCATCACCTGATAAGCGCCTCTGCGGTCAGCGATGCTGAGGCACT